TTTGCATCGATCTTGTCAGATCAAAGCTGATCTTGGATAGACTGGATGGCGGAAGTGAAAGCGGTAAGCAGATCGCGGGTGTTGTTTGCGTCCGCGAATCTGGTCGCGTTTCCTTCATTCTGGATGATGTTCTGCGTCTGGCAGGATGCAAGTCTGTTCTCGCAGCAGCAATCCGCAAACTGACTCTGAAGGCCATTGAATCCCTGAAGCATTGCAGTCTGCAGGCCGAAATTCTGGTTCATGTTTGCCATCTGCCGACCGTTCGCCGCAATTTCTGCCTGTGCGAATCCGTTCGCGATGTTGCCATTTACACCAGCGAAACCGCTGCAAAGCGCAGTCTGAACATCACCAAATCCGCTTGTTACGGCGTTCTGGATGCCACCCAGCATGTTCTGCGTTGCCAGATGGTCAAATCCGCTGTTCGTGTTTGCGTTGATGCCGTTCTGCCCGTTCAGAAGCCACGGGAAGTCATACCCAAGGCCGCCGCCATAGCCGCCGCCGAAGCCATTACCCCAGCCTCCGCCGAACATTCCGAAAATCAAGAACAGGATTATCCAACTTGACCAGTCGCCGCCAAATCCCATTCCGCCGCCGTTTCCGTACATAGGAGAAACAGGCATTACCATGTTGCTTCCTTCGTCTGTGAGTGCCATTTACTCACTCCTTTCTACCGCCATCTATTGCGGTGAGCGGCCGCCATCCCTCTTGTGGCGGTCGGTTTATGGGTTATATCTCAAATCGCGCGATTATTTGAGCATTGTCTGGATTTGCTGCGCTGTCTGCTGCAGCCGGTTGTACTGATCCTGCGTGAGGCGTCCGTCATTCATAAGCTTCTGGATCATTCCCGCCGGATCATTCTGGTATTGCTGCGGGATTCCCATCTGCTGGATCATCTGCTGTGGATTACTCAGAAACTGCTTTACCTGTGCGATCATCTGTGGGTTTATCATGCGTTCTGCGTCCTCCTATTCTGCTTTTTAAGGCGTTTACTTCTTCCCATAGCTTATTTATCTGCTCATCGTATTTGGGCGGTTCTGGGGCCGTTTCTGGCTCTTTGGGAGCGTCTTCCTCTTTGACAAGTCTGTACCGTTCGAAAACAGGCTGCTCCAGCGGCGAAAAGCCTTTTGTTTTTGTGCACACATACGGCGAATTTTCGATTTTGAAAGTAAGGGAATTTCCAGGAGCAACAGGCCAGTTATACGCTTCTTCTATGCTCCGGGCAGATACGAAACCGCCATTCTGAATCTGCTGCGGCTGCTGATACTGCTGATAGGGATACTGATATCCAGGATACATGTTATAAGCCATTATCGTTCCTCCAGTAGTACATGATCACTGTTTCATCTCCAGAATCCCAAGAGTCATACCAGTCACCGTCCTCACAAACGACAACATGCTCCCCGGTAGAAAGAACGTACTTGCCAATAGGATGGTCCTCAGCAAAATCAGCAACGGTATAGCATCTTGGACACGTATTCGGTATCGTGTAGCGTGAATACCCATGCTCCATTAAAAGATCACCCCACACCCAGTTTTTGTGCATCATGTCGCCTAGTTTCCGACCATGATCGGCAAGCGCTTTGTACGCATCATTCCAGCTCACATCAAATGCCTTTGTGAGCGCCCGGACAGTGCAGTCATCTGTCCTGTACGCTTTCGGATTCGGGTTATATTGCACGAACATTTGTTTGTCCTCCACTGAGAACAGTATGCAATAAAAAAAGCACCGAGACGATGAACGCCCGGTGCGGATTGTGTGCTGATTCTGTGCAGTTTTTATGCAATAAAAAAATCCCACCCCTCAAAGGGATGGGATATGTCTGTAGATCTTATCTTTTGCTTTATATACTATGGTTTTTAATTGCCTGACGGATAGGCCGAATTCATCGCTTAGCTGCTCAAAACATATACCATCGTACATCCGTCTGCGGATAATGGCGCGGTCACGTTCTGAGAATATGTACTCTTCAATAAGGATATCTAATTGTGATCTCGAGAGTTCAACATCCATCATTTCTTCACCCTGACGCGGCCTGTTCCATGACACATGTTGCACTTTCTGTATCCAGAATTACCTCCCGTCTTCCGTTTCCTGGTCCGAATCGTCTGCCGTATTGTCTGCTTCGCCATTATCTACTCCAACCATTCTTCCACTATAGCTATTACTGCCGCCTTCGCCGAAGTCCTGCTTTATCTCCTGCGTGATAACCTGCTCCTCAAACTGTGATTCGTAATAAATCCAACCGGCATTTGTGCCGATCAGCGCAACAAAAATAATGATGCACAGAATCCACAGGCGCTTGATGGTACGTTCCATCCTGCACATATGATCTTCGTGCACCACATAAGGTATAGATTCCGGATATGTCTTCTCGTTCATGGCAATTCCTCCTTTCCTGCATTATATCATACATCAAGAAGAATCTTCCATGACTTCTCAGCACAGATTCCGTCAACTGTGATCCCTGCCCGTCTCTGGAATTCCTTAAGCGCAAAGATCGTATTCGCGCCCGCGGATGCATCGACCGTTACCAGGCGCCCGTCTTTACCGTTGTATCCAAGGCCGCGTAAACATTTCTGCATCAAGGCCACGCTTTTCCCCGAATCGCCTTTTCTGACTTCCTGAACAGTAAAACTGTATGAGGCACGCTCAATAGCAGGCGCGGGTGCTTCAGACGGTGCTTGAACAGTCTTCCTGTCGTACTGCTCCAGATTGTATCCGATAACGATATTCATTACCGCTGAAACATAGTTTGACGCCGTTGCATACCCGTCCGCTTTTATTCGCTCGACATATGCCCGTGGATCAGTTACACCTTTAAGGTTTTTGTAGCGCGGATACTGAATGAATTCAAAGTATCCCTTGACACCTTCGGCCATCGAATCATAGACGCGAAAATTCTGCGTTATGTTCGTTTTGACTCCTGGTGTGTATTCCTCCCATGTGGCCATATTCACGCTCTTGCCCGTCCATCCAGTACCGCACGTAAGACCGAAGTAATTGTGATAAACGGATGCCAGTTTACTATCCCCCCATCCGCTCTCCAAAATGGCCTGCGCGATAATTGGACTGTGTACCTTTATATCGTACTTCGGCGCGTACATTTGGACATAATAGGCAATGCTATCAATGAATTTCTGCTTATCCATCGACTTCGGGAAGCCCTGCAAGCGATGTCAGGACCGAAAGAATTCCCGCCAGTACGGAAGCTGAGCCAACGGCCACCCAGTTGACCTCTCCCATTACTGCCGCGGTTCCGATTGTTGCTATAGCTGTCTGCGCGCAGGTTTTGATTGCTCGAATTGCCGCCGCTTTAAACCATTCCTTTGTGAATACGTTTTTCATGTTAAGCTCCCTTCTCCAAATCCGCTATGCGGTTATTGGCAACTTTTTGCTTCTCTTCAAGCACATCCGCTCTGCGTTCCAGAGCATATGTGCGCTCGATCATTTGATTGTGAACGGTCATTTTCTGCTCTAACTGTTCCAAACGATAACTGATAAGCACAATATTATCCTGGTGCGCCTTCTCTGACTTCTGTGCCTGAAAATGATTGTTGATCATGCAGACCACTATGGCCGCAAGTGCTGATATCAATGATGCTGTAATTGTGGGATTCAATGGCCTGCCCTCCGTTTTAACTTGCTTATAACTTGCTTATAACTTGCTTATAACTTGCAACTAGATTAAATTGCCCTTTAAATCAGAATGTGGATGGATTTCTCTCGGTTGACTAGTTCCCGCTGTCCCCAATTATGTACGCCCGGACACAACTTAGCGTCACAACCACATCTCACCACTTAAATGTGTTGCCCCTTTAAATTAGTTGCCGAAAAGGTCTATTTTTCAGATTGTCATTTCCTTGCATATGCCTTTTATAACAGCGCAAATGACTTCCGCATTTACTCCTATTGTTGCATTGGCATCCTTGCCATAATCGCCAACATTCCACGAAGTCTCAAGCAAAGCTGTCGAAAGACCTATTTTTTTGCCATAGGCATCAGAATGCCCTGCATCTGCTTCTATGCCAGTATACGAATAAATAACATCGTCACCGACTATTTCTCTGTCATTTATAAAGTGTCCAAGTATATGAGCTATCCCATCAAAGTAGCCTTTCTTTGCGCTCGGAGCAAATCCATTGCTCAAACAAGTAGCAAAGTATGATACTTCGTCAGTATAAGCTGAATTGTGCCAATCTATTGCGATAAGAGCATTAGCGTTTGCATCCATCCACGTTTGAACTACTTGTGTTTCGGGTTGATCAGCAGGAGATTCTCCCGAATAATTATCGCCTACCGTGGTAAGTACCCAATCTGCATCAAAATTGCGGTTTATATTTACTCCATTGCTGTTGGTTCGGCTGTTTGCATCATATCCGCTTGGGCATACGATAG